GACTATCCAGCTGAACATTCTTCTATGACCATTAAAGCTGCTATCGATCTTGCTCCTATGTTTAAGGCGCAAGGATTTGGCACATTCTTCTGTCCTCAATCTAAAGTTGGTGATAAAGAAGATTTGATTAGTGCTTTTGATTGGGCATCCACTTCTAAGCATGTGGACTACATTGGTGTATCTATTCTTGCTGTACCTAATGCTTACAATGTAGAGAAGGGTAACAAGCTTCAGCGCTTTGTTGCTCGTTATATGTTCATGCAAGAGCTTAAGGAAAGAGGTATCCTTGATCGTATTAGAAATAATGGTAAGAAGATTCATTTCCTTGGTATGGTAGATGGTCCTAATGAAATTAAGTTGATGGCACCATTCAAGCAGTACATTGACACTTGGGATAGTTCTGCCGGTGTGTGGTTTGGATTGAATGGTGGTAAGTTTGATTATAGCCCAACTGGTATCTACGATGGCAAGTATGAGAAGGAAGTGGACTTTGATCTAAAGCTAAGTGATATTTCTATTGACAAATACAATCTAGCCAAGTATAATATGGACTACATTGACACTCTCGTTCAGAGGTATTTAAATTATGTCAAATTGTTTTAATACATATTTTGGAGATTGCTATGTCAAACTTTGAACACAAATACAACGAGGACCTAATACTAGAGTATCTCAAAAATTATATTGAAGCTACGTATGGTCAACATTACGTTGGTCAGATGGGTATCCAGGCGATTGATGTGTGGAAATCTCTCAATATTGACGAAGAATCTTTTAGGTCAAACGTCATAAAGTATGCAATGCGTTACAAATATAAAGACGGAACTAACCTCAAGGATCTAATGAAAATTCTTCATTACACTATCCTTTTGATTGATAGGAATCATTCAGATGAAATACGTCGTTTATTGGATAAGCAGTAATGTCATCCGTAAAAATTTAATAATGTTATGCCTAGAGGAGTTTTATAATGTCGATGAAACATATTGCTGGACCTAATAGTAAAAGTAAACTTACAAATGTTGACGCTGTGATGATTTCGCCTAACGCTGTCGACCTTCGTTTGGGTAAGGTCTTCAGGATTCATCCTAATACATTCACATTAAGTGAGACACAGAAAGGCCATAGGGGTTCTGTTGAGCTTCAGCCCGATGAACAAGGCTTCTGGCATCTTGAGCCAGGAACATATGAAGTTGTAATGGAAAACATTATCGAGGTTGGTGAAGGAGAGGCAGGCTGGGTTATCACTCGATCAACTCTTAACCGTAATGGTGTCTTCCTAACCTCTGGCCTCTATGATTCTGGCTATCATGGTGTCATGGCCGGTGCTATGCATGTTACGACTGGCCCATTGACTATTAGAAAGAATACAAGAATTGGCCAGTTCCTACTATTCAAGGCTGAGAGTTTACATAAATATGATGGTAGTTATGGCTTGAATAAAGAGCACGATAAAAAGTATGGTGTATAATTTGATTGACCACAAGAGTGCAATCTTGGAACAAGAGTTGCCTCTTTTTGATTTTGACAATCCCCCTATCGACCCTATGGAACTGGCCAAAAATCTTCTTGACACAATGCGCCACCATAAGGGTATCGGATTATCAGCTAATCAAGTAGGCCTTCCATATAGAGTATTCATTATGGAAGGTGATCCTGCGTTTGCATGTTTCAATCCAAAGATTGTCGACGTGTCTGAGGAAGTTGTTTCCTTAACAGAAGGATGTCTATCATATAAGGGTGTGGTTGCTCCTATCAAGAGACCAGCCCATGTTCGTGTCCGCTTTACGGAGCCAGGCGGAAATACAATGACAAGAAAGTTTACTGGCATGACAGCCAGAATCTTCTTACATGAGTATGATCATTTACAGGGAGTTAACTTTCTCCAGAAGATGCATCCAGCACATAGGGAAAAGGCATCGAGACAGTTAAAGAAGTATATACGTTATTTGAAAAACCAACAGAGGTAATTATAATGAATATTAAGATTGTTAAGTTAATGAATGGTGATGAGATCATTTGTGATCTCCAAGAAACAAAGACTAAGTTGAAGGTTAACAAGCCATTGTTGCTTGCCTTCCAAGAAAATCGTTTAGTATTTGTGCCATTCATGCAGTACACAACTGCAATGGAAGGATTTGAATTGCTACCAGCTAGCGTTCTATTCATCACAGATCCAGTTGATTCACTAGTCAACGACTACCAGATGGCAACAAGCCAGATCCTAACACCACCACAAGCTGCAGGTGGAAAGAAGAGTCTTCTCCGAGCAGTGGAGTAATAGACAATGGAAATTAAAATTGAAATCGAAGAGTTGCGCAAACGATCATTGTTTGTAGCCACTCCAATGTATGGGGGCCAGTGTCATGGCAACTATACAAGATCAATGTGTGATCTAACAGCTCTTTGTGTTAAGTATGGTATTAACATGAAGGTCTATTATTTGTTTAATGAGTCTCTCATTACTCGCGCCCGTAACTATTGTGCAGATGAGTTTATGAGAAGTGACTTCACCCACATGATGTTTATTGACTCAGATATCGGATTTGACCCTAACGATGTTATTACATTGTTGGCTCTCCAGTCTGATGAGTCACCATTCGATATCATTGGTGGCCCATATCCTAAGAAGTGCATCTCTTGGGAAAAGGTTAAGCAGGCTGTTGATAAGGGTGTTGCAGATGAGAATCCAAACTCACTCGAACAGTTTGTTGGTGATTATGTTTTCAATCCTGTTATTGCTAAGGAAGGCCCAACTCAGATTAAGCTAAGTGAGCCAGCCGAAGTACTAGAGATTGGTACTGGCTTTATGATGATTCGAAAGAATACATTCAAGAAGTTTGAGGAAACATTCCCATACCAGTCATATAAGCCTGACCATGTCCGTACAGCTCACTTCGATGGTTCAAGAGAGATTTTCGCTTTCTTTGATACACCAATCGATGGTAAGAGAATGTATATGGGTGCTGAGCTAAAGGCATATTTGGAAGCTAATCCAAATGCAACGCCTGATGATATTGTTAAGTTTGTTGATGACCCTAACAATACTATCCTACGACAGTACTCGAAGAGATATCTATCTGAAGACTATATGTTCTGTCAGTGGGTTCGTAACATGGGCTTGAAGGTTTGGTTATGTCCTTGGATGCAGTTGAACCATACTGGATCTTATACGTTTGGTGGTAGTCTTGCTGCTCTAGCATCTGTTGGTGCTGCTGCTACGGCTGATATTTCCAAGATTAAGAAATAACTTGAGGTAATTATATTATGGCATTTGATAAGCAAAAAGTGAAGGCAGTCCTTGTCGAGGTTTCAAACTCAATGACCCGCATTGATGCGGAAAAGGAATTTATTAAGGATGCAATTGATGCTGCATCCAAGATTCACGAAATTCCTAAGAAGACTCTAACAAAAATGGCAAAGGTATTCCACAAGAATAACTATGCTCAGGAGTTGTCTTCCATTGAAGAATTTACTACAATGTACGAGAATATTGTAGGCTCCGAGAATAAGTGATAAAGGACAATTTATATTATGAAAATTTCAAGTCAGACCTTACAGGTCTTGAAGAACTTTGCTTCGATCAATCCTAATCTGTTGGTGAAGCCGGGAAGTGTGCTAAGTACGATTAGTACTAATAAGAACATATTTGCGAAGGCTACGGTTACTGAGCAATTCCCGGCTTCATTTGCTATCTATGATATGCAACAGTTCTTGGGTGTGATTAGTATTTTTGATGATCCGGATTTCACCTTTGGTGAGAATTCAGTAATTGTTTCTTCGGAAGGAAGATCCGTAGAATATGTTTATGCCAACCAAGAAATGGTGGTAGCACCCTCTGAAGGCGTAGCTGAAAAGATTGCTGTCAAAGATCCAGAGATTACATTTGACCTAACAGCGCAAGGCCTTAATGAAGTAATTAAGGCTACTGCTATCCTACAGCTTGATAAGATTAATGTTGTTAGTAAGGATGGTGTTGTAAGTGTTGTCGTTGCTGACCCTAAGAATCCTTCTTCCAATAAGTTTTCTCTAAAGGTGAATGGAACATCCACGGCTGATCTTGCTATGGCATTTGCTGCTGAGAACTTAAAGCTGATTGCTGGGGATTATAAGGTCAATATATCATCCAACGGCGTCAGCTCATTCAAGAATGATAAACTAAACCTAGAATACTTTGTTGCCGCAGACGTTAAGTCAAAGAAGGCTTAATGTATGCTACAAGAAGTTTTATGGGTTGAAAAATACCGTCCTCGAACTATAGCTGATTGTGTCCTACCCAAGGACATTAAGAAGACATTCCAGGCATTCATTGATAGTGGCACTATTCCTAACCTACTACTAACTGGTACACAGGGTACTGGTAAGACGACTGCGGCTCGTGCGATGTGCGAGCAACTAAAGTGTGACTATATCATCATTAACGGTTCTATGAACGGTGGTATCGATACACTACGAAATGAGATTCAGCAGTTTGCTAGTACTGTATCGTTTGGTGGTGGAAGAAAGATGGTTATCCTCGATGAGGCTGATTATCTTAACGCCCAGTCAACCCAGCCTGCTTTGAGAAACTTTATGGAAGAGTTCTCAAAGAACTGTGGATTCATTCTAACTTGTAACTTCAAGTCTAGAATCATTGAACCTCTACATTCTAGATGTTCTATTGTTGAGTTTAAGATTCCACCTAAAGAGAAGCCATTGCTTGCTGGTGAGTTCTATAAGAGGACTCTCAATATTCTTGAGACTGAGAATATTAAGTTCAATAAGAATGTTGTAGGTGAGTTGATTGCCCGTCACTTTCCTGATTGGAGAAGGGTGCTAAATGAGCTTCAGCGGTATAGTGTTGGTGGTGAGATTGATTCTGGTATCTTGGTTAACCTATCTGACGAGCACTTCACTCAACTAATTACTATCCTAAAGGATAGAAGATTCAATGATATGAGGAAGTGGGTAGCTGAATCTAATGATATCGAGCCATCTGTCCTTTTCAGAAAGATCTATGACTCTTTATCTGTCATTCTCAAAGGGACATCTATCCCACAGGCCATTCTTATCTTGGCTGACTATCAATATAAGGCTGCATTCGTTGCTGACCAGGAGATCAACCTGGTAGCATGTCTAAGCCAGTTGATGGCAGAGTGCGAATACGCATGAATCCGTTCGACTTTGTAAACGCCATCAATTATACCAAGATTGATGTGATATCTACCTCGGAAAACCCGGAAAAAGCCGAGAAACTATACAATCCATATTTGGTTAACCGTGGATTGTCGTATTTTGCGGATACTGTGCTGTATTGCAATGAAATGAACCGATATCACGAATTAGACAAAAAGCTCCAGTTTAATTTTCTTCTAAATAGTATTAGGAAGAACAAAAGGTTCTCCAAATGGCACAAAGCTGAAGTAGATGAAGATACACAGCTCATTAGTGATTACTATAAGTGTAATATTAGAAAAGCTAAGGAGATACAACTAATACTTTCTGTCGATCAGCTTAGACAATTAAAAGAAAAAATGCATGTAGGTGGGGCGAACAGATGATTACAGTAGATAGTTTTATTGAAGTCACTCTAAAGCAAAATGATGACTTCCTAAAGGTCAAAGAGACCTTAACGAGAATTGGTATTGCATCAGAAAAGAACAAGACCCTCTATCAGTCTTGTCACATTCTCCATAAGAAAGGCAAATACTATATTGTACACTTCAAGGAGCTTTTTGCCCTTGACGGTAGACCATCTTCATTGGTAGAAGATGATATTGCCAGAAGAAACACTATTGTTAACCTACTTTCCGACTGGGGCTTGGTTGGATTAGTAGACGCTGAAAAGACAAAGGAACCAGTTGCACCAATGAGACTTATTAAAGTCATTCCTTTCAAGCAGAAGAGTGAATGGCAGCTGGTGACAAAATACAATATCGGAAGAAGTAAAAAGGGTGACGAAAGTGGTCAAAGCGATCAAGGCGAATAAAAGAAAGAAGGCAAAAAACCTTGTAAAGAAGAAGAGAGCTAAGAAGGTACAGGCTGAGCTTGTACAGGCTTCTGCTCCACTTGCTGCCGCTTCGGCTGACCCTAGGGGTTGGGAAGACATGGACAAGCCATGGATTCCAGATAGTGTTGACATTGATGGAAAGAAGAGTGATAATAATGAACCAATAACCTTCTGGCAGGCTGTCAGAGAGATGTTTGGATTTAAATAAGGAGAATGACAATGGGTACGTTAGTTGTATTGTTACTACTTGCTGTTGCTGGCTACATCGTTTGGAAGCTTGTTAAGACTCCAGACCTAAACCAAGATGGTAAGGTTGACGTTCAAGATGTTGTTACCGCCGCCAAGGAAGTTGCTGTAGAAGCAAAGACCGAAGCCGGTAAGGCAGTTGAGAAGGTCAAGAAGGCTCGTAAGCCAAAAGCACCAAAAGCCTAACAACTGAACGATTCGTTTAGTTGCATGCTGATACCTTGTGAGAACAGGGTATATTCGTAATATGACATCGTTCTTATTACGGCAAAACCACGCGGATGTTGTAACTCCTTGATTCTACAGGAGTTGTAACTCCGCGTTTTTATTAGGAATTTTAAACTATATGTAACTTATTGATTCTAAAGGGTATTGGCAGTTGACCTTCAGCTACCGGTAGCGTATACTGCTCGCATTGGTTGGGTGGTCCAGCCGATACTGAACGCGAGTTCGGACTTTGTGATGATTAATTGAGGATTTATATTATGGCTTCTATTTCTATTCCTGGTAATGACGGTCAGCTGACTGTTACGAACCTTCCGCTTAATAAGGTCGAGCGTGCTACCGTTGCCGCTGAGACTCTTATTGCTGGTGGATTGTCGAACTCGGCTGTTCTTGCTAAGATGTCTAAGTATCAGTCGGATAGTCCGGCTGACGGTCAGGACCTCTATAGTCAACAGGCTGCGTCTGCTAAGACTCCGGCTGCTGTGACGAAGACTGTTTTGGCACCATCCTTCAATCTAAAGGCTAAGGCTAAGGCTCCGAAGACTGTTTCGGCTGCTCCGAAGGCTAAGCGAGCGAAGGGTGCTAACAACGCCAAGCGTGCTCGTGCTCTTGAGATGTTCAAGGACATGACCGCTCAGGGTCTCTCGCAAGAGAAGATGCTGAAGGCTGTTCAGGATGAGCTCAAGATTACGTACGCTAACACGTACTACTACTACTCGCGAGTGTTCAAGAAGGCCTAATGTTATTGGAGGCCGACAACCTGGCTGAAGTTGCCTTGTGTAACTCCCCACGTAATGTCGGCCTCCTCTTTTCTTGAGGTAGTTATGTATAGAAAGTTTGATCCAACACAGACTGAACAGTTTTTCAACGAGGCGAATGATATTGTATCGATGGTTAGCACTGTGATGGCGAATGAGGGTACGAACCTATCATCGCAGGATGTGTATGATCTAGTTGAGCGGATTGAGCGAGCACGTAACCTTCTACTCACTGTTGGCGACCGGATGTATTTTCAAGAATCAAAGGATGTAGCGTAATGAAAGTTAAGCACGAACAGATTGGCGAAGACTTTAAAAAGCTTCTTGGCGAAATGGTTGCTAGTCCAGATGTATCGCTTGACGAGCTGAAAGTATTCTGCATTGAGTTGATTAACAAGGGTGTGAGCTCGCGAGCCAAGAAGGATACGTTCATTCGCGAAGTGCAAAGTGCAAAGCGAAAGGACATGGCAACCTGGCCTGTGTATAGTTACATTCTGGCTGGTGAGGGCAATAAAGTTGGCTAATTACAGCTATGGCAAACTAGAATTGATAACAGGTAGCTAAATGCATGGTCTAATACCACTTAAAGTAACAAACGGAATTCATTCATCCTCATCTCGGACGCCCCACAAAGTGGCAGTCCGACATGGGGATCGTTCTGTTACCTATAAACAACTAACGGATAACATGAGGTGTGTGTCCCAGGCTGCATTCACGGACATCAGGTTTCAGGGTAATGTTGCTATTGTTGGAAATAATAGTATTGAATATCTTGAGGTATTATTGGGGCTTGCTGATGTTGGTGTACCTGTTGTAACAATTAACCCTAAATGGGTTGCAAGAGAAGTCATTGAATGTTTGAAGGATTGCAAGGCCCGCGTTCTATTCATTGACAACGACCTCTATAAAGAAGAATATGGACAGCATTGTGATCTAATAATAATCTTTGGCAGCAAGTACGAAGAGTGGGTGAAGTATTACAAACCAATAGAGCATTATCCAGACTTTAAAGACTCTGCAATATTTAACATTGTATATTCTTCTGGAACTACCAATAAGCCAAAGGGAATGTTGATATCACATAGGTCAAGATCAATGACCTCATATCTGATGCCGATTGATTGGAATTGTATGAAAGAGTATGATGTGATGTTATCCATAGCATCATTTTCTAATGCTGGGGGCAATGGAACTGCTATTGCAACTCTAAACAATGGGGGTACAGTTGTAATAGCAACAGGCATTAACCCAAGGACTATAATGAGGACAATTGAGCAAGAAAAAGTAACATGCATGCTAGTTGTTCCATCTATACTTAGATTAATTCTTCGTGATATTACATCCCATAGATACGATGTAAGTTCACTGACTAGTATTGTAGTTGGTAGCACAACGTTCCCCCCTTTGCTTAAGGGTAAGGCAATTAATTTCTTTGGTGATATAGTTTATGATCTTTATGCTTCTACTGAATGCGGTCCTATAACTTTACTCAGACCATCCCAAAAGTATATGCATCGAGCTACAGTTGGAAGAACCGTTATAGGGTCAACAATTAAAGTTATTAACAATGGTATTGAATGTAAGCCACTTGAAGTTGGTGAGATACATGCCAAAACTATGACAATGTTTTCTGGGTACACCGACACCAACAACGCCAACGCAGAAACACAAATGATTGCTACAGGTGATCTTGGGTATGTGGATGAGGAGAACTATCTACACTTTGTTGGCCGTGCTGATGATGTTATCATATCTGGTGGCACAAACATATATCCTGAAGAGATTGAAAATATTATTAATGAGTGCCCCGGCGTTGAGGAATCAGCAGTTATAGGTCTAGCGGATGATAACAGAGGAGAGATTGTTGCTGCGTTTATTGTTGGCACACCAATAGTAGATCCAATCCAATATTGTAGGGATAATCTTACACCATACAAAATACCAAAAAAAATATTCTATGTCGATAGTATTCCCAGAAACTCTACAGGCAAAATTTTAAGACGTAGTCTATTTTTGTAAGCAAGTTTATATAAATAAAATTGTAGGTGCCATATTGGGCCTACGTAAACATTAACTCGCTTAATAAGGAGATAACTATGACTAGAAGCACTCTAAGTCTAATCGATCAATTTGATCGCATCACGTGGCACAACTCAGTCGGCTTTGATAGAGCATTTGATATTCTACAGCATGCTGCTACCATCGCCAAGTGCAACGACAACTTCCCTCCATACTCACTCATCAAGAAAGATGATTACACGTACGAGCTAGAAATGGCTGTAGCTGGTTTCAGCGAAGCAGATCTAGAAATCGTTTCCTCTAAGAATCGTCTTTCTGTTGTTGGTATGAAGCCAGAAAGAGATGAAAGAGAGTATATTGTGAAGGGTATTGCAGGACGCTCATTTGCTCGTGAGTTTGTTCTTGCTGATACTATTGTTGTTCGTGATGTTCAGTTAGATAATGGTATCTTGACAATTAAATTAGAGA